ATGGCTTGGTGATAACTTCGATTCTGTGCTGTTGTACGGCTCATTGGTTGAGGCTTACACCTACATGAAGGGTGAGCCAGATATGATGACTCTGTACAATCAGAAGTTCATGGAAGCTCTTGCACTAGCAAAACGTTTGGCCGATGGTATGGAGCGTCAAGACGCATATCGTTCTGGACAGTTCCGACAAAAGGTGACTTGATATGTCAATTTCGCAAACAGCAACCACAAGTTTTAAAGTTGAACTGCTTCAGGCGGTTCATAACTTTGGCCCTACCACACCTAACACTTTTAAAGTGGCGTTGTATACAGCAGCGGCAAACATTGGCCCAACCACAACCGTCTATAACAGTACTAACGAAGTGCCAAATGGGGGCGGTTACACAACCGGCGGTAACACGTTGGTGATTTCCACTTCGCCAACTTCCGGCAACAATACTAGCGGTGTTCCTACAGCGTTTGTTTCGTTCAACAACACAACTTGGACAAATGCCACATTTACAGCTAGAGGCGCTTTGATTTATAACGTTACTCAAGGCAACAAGTCTGTTGCTGTGCTGGACTTCGGTTCAGACAAGACAGTAAGCAACGATACTTTCCAAATCATCTTCCCAACCCCCGATGCCAACAGCGCGATTGTGCGCATTTCTTAAGGATCTATCATGGAATTCAGTTCAGCAAAAGACCAAGTGACAGCCACTTTAGTCACACGCCCCGGCCTCGGTGAAACCGTTGGTGCTGGTGGTGTTTACACCGTTACTTGCGTAGGCGCAGACGGCGTAGAGAAGTGGTCAGACACCTTCCACAACTTGGTCGTTAACCAAGGCTTGGCCAACATGAACGGTGCGTACCTTGCTGGTACTGCGCAGACTACCACTTGGTATCTTGGTTTGGTAACAGGCCCCGGTGCAAGCAATACATACGCTGCTGGCGATACCTTGGCCTCCCACGCAGGTTGGGCGGAAAACACCGCATACACAGGTAGTCGCAAAGCTGTGACGTTTGGCGCGGCTTCTACAGCTAACCCATCAGTGATTTCTAACACAGCTTCCCCCGCATCGTTTGCTATGAATAATACAGCTACGATTGCTGGAGCTTTCTTGGCTTCTACTACAGACAACTCTGGTATTTTGTTCTCTGTAGGAAACTTTCAGGGCCTTGATAAGTCTGTAGCCAACGGCGATACACTGAACGTAACATATCAGTTTTCCTTAACAGCGACCTAATAGGGTATGTTCGGGGATGTAGCTTTTGCTCAAGCGCCGTTTGCCTCTCAAGGGGGCAACACGTTCGCCGTCTCCGTTTCAGAATCAGGGTCAGGCGTTGATGCTGTAGATGCAATCTTTATCGCCGGTGGTGTGATGGCTGAGAGCGTGTCTGCGCTAGATAACGTTTCTGTGCTTACTACCTTTGCGGGATCAGTTGCAGAAGCTGCGTCTGGCGTGGATTCTGTTGATACCATCAACAACACGTTCAATGTTTCTATTCCAGAAGCCGCAAGCGGGGTTGATACTGTTTCTGCTTTGGGCACATACCCCGGAAATATCACGGAAGCAGCTTCTGGTGTAGATGCCGTTGCTGGGCAAGTTAATTTTGTTAGTAGTGTTGCGGAAGCCGCAAGTGCTGTAGATGCAATAGTTGGGCAGGCAGTATTTGCCGTAAGCATTTCTGAAGCGGGTTCTGGTGTTGATTCTTTAGCAACGCAAGTGGCGTTTGCCGCAGCGGTTGCCGAGGGTGTTTCTGCCAGTGCCGTAAGTACATCGCAGGTTGATTTTGTTGCTGCTATTGTTGAAGCTATTAGTGGTATTGATGCCAACACAGTTGCGGCTAGTTTTGTAGCGCTTGTAGCTGAAGGTGTGTCTGGCGTTGATTTGATGCAGCGCGGCCTTTCTATTCAAGTGGCTGTCAATGAAGGCGCTTCTGCTGTGGATGCGGTGTCAACGCAGGTTGTATTTGCTGGTTCTGTTGCTGAGTTTGTATCTGCGATTGATGCTATAAGTGTTGTTAAGACGGTAAACGCAAACGTGACGGGCATCCAGCTTCTTGTTTCTATTGGCGACGTACTTGTTTGGGCGGTAATTGATGACAGCCAGAACCCAAACTGGCAAAATATCAACAGTGCTCAAAACCCCGGTTGGAACAACTTACCGTCGTAAGGATTAAAAATGGCTTTAGTTTTAAAAGATCGGGTTAAAGAAACCTCTACCACTGCTGGTACAGGCACACTGACACTTGCTGGGGCGGTATCTGGGTTTCAATCTTTTGCCGCTGTAGGTAACGGCAACACAACATACTATGCCATCGCAGACTCAATCACAGGTGATTGGGAAGTAGGCATCGGTACGTACACTTCTTCCGGTACAACGTTATCTCGTACAACGGTTCTGTCGTCTAGTAATGGCGGTTCCCTAGTAAATTTTGCCGCCAATTCAAAAGATGTTTTTGTTACGTACCCATCCTCACGGTCGGCGTATCAAAATGAAGCAGGAACGCAAGTAGTCCAAACCGCATTTGGCGCAATTACCGCAACATCTGCAGCGTTAACTACAGGCACAATTTCTACGGCTCCTACTAGTAATACAGACATTGTTAATAAAGAGTACGCTGACGCAATTGCATCTGGTATTCACTTCCACGAAGCAGTTGCTTTAGCCACCACAGCAGCGCTGCCAGCAAACACATACAACAACGGCTCCTCTGGAGTTGGCGCAACGCTCACAGGAAACGCCAACGGCGCTCTGTCTGTGGACTCAACACTGACTGTTGTCTCCGAAAGAATACTGGTCAAGAACGAAGTAGCCGGTGCAAATAACGGCGTGTACGTTGTCACGCAGGTTGGCTCTGCTGGAACGCCTTACATCCTAACCCGATCATCAGACATGGACTCTGTTGGTACGGGCGTTGACCAGATCGACGAGGGCGACTTCTTCTTGGTGACCAGTGGCACGGCTAATGTCAACACCGCTTGGGTGCAACAGACTCCGCCACCCATCACAATTGGCACGACAGCAATTGTTTTTCAGCAGTTTTCTGCGCCAATTACGTACACGGCGGGTACAGGTTTAAACGAGTCTCCAACTTACACGTTTAACATTGCTAACACCACGGTTTCAGCCGCTACATACGGTTCTGCTTCTCAAGTTCCTGTATTTGCAGTTAATGCACAGGGCCAACTTACTTCTGTAACCAATACAGCTATTGCAATCAATGGCGCTGCTGTAACAGGAGCCATCTCCGGACAAGCGGGTTCAGTGGCCAATGCTTTGACTGCGGGTACATACCTAACGAGCGCAGGTACGTATGATGGTTCTGCGGCTCGTACATTTGCGGTAGACGCCACGTCTACCAATACCGCCTCTAAGGTTGTAGCTCGTGACGCCTCTGGTAACTTCGCCGCGGGCACGATCACAGCCGCGTTGACTGGTAACGCAACTACAGCAACCACAGCAACAAACACGGCTGGCGGTGCAGCTAACCAGATTTCGTACAACACAGCGGCAGGCACAACGGCTTATATTGTTGCTCCTACAACGGCGGCTACATATCTGAACTGGACAGGTTCTGCGTTTGCTTACTCTGCCCTTTCTTTGCCTAACGCACTGACAATGAACAGCAGCGGTACAGGCGCAGTATCAGGCACAACGTTTAATGGTTCTGCCGCACAGACAATTTCCTACAATACCATTGGCGCTTCGCCTTTGGCCGGGTCTACAAATTTGACCACAACCGGCACGGTGACTACGGGCACATGGTCTGGCTTGTTTGGTGCTGTTACCGGCGCTAATTTGACAAACTTGACTGCTGGCAATTTGGCGGGAACCATTCCTTCGGCTGTACTGGGTAACTCCGCAGTTTTTATTGGAACAACTTCTACTGCGCTAAACAGAACATCAGCTAACCAAGCATTGACTGGCATTTCTAGCGTCACCTTACCCGGTTCTACTTCTGGTACGGTTCAGGTTATCCCTGCGGCTATTGCTGGTACGGGTACAGTCTTTACGCTTCCAGCCACAACAGGTACGGCGATTACAACGGGCGATTCTGGCACCGTAACCAACACCATGTTGGCAGGCTCTATTGCAGATACCAAGCTGAGCACGATCTCGACTGCTGGCAAAGTTTCCAACTCAGCCACAACTGCCACTAATGCAAACACTGCATCGGCCATCGTAGCGCGTGATGCCTCGGGTAACTTCTCTGCCGGTACTATTACAGCGTCTTTGTCTGGGAATGCTACAACGGCTACAACAGCCGCCAACGTAAACAACGGCACACTGACAATGAATGTGTCCGGCACGGGCTTGTCTGGTTCACAGACATTCACGGCTAATCAGTCAAGCGCAGCTACATTTACAGTAACGTCTAACGCTACCAACGCAAATACAGCATCGGCCATTGTTGCTAGGGATGCTTCTGGTAACTTTAGCGCGGGCACAATAACAGCGGCTTTATCTGGAAATGCTACAACTTCTAGCTCGACTACAGGTAACGCGGCTACTGCCACAACGCTACAAACAGCCCGCACAATTAACGGCACATCGTTTAACGGTAGCGCCAACATCACCATTACAGCAAACACGACTAATACGCTGACACTCGGCTCGTATTTGACGGGCACATCATTCAATGGTTCTGCTGCGGTAACTGCTGCTGTTGATGCAACTACTGCGGCTACTGCGAGTAAAGTTGTTGCCCGAGATGTCAACGGTTACGTTTTTGCTGTTTACTACAACGCATCAGGAACATTTCCTGTAACGGCCAGCGCAAACACTAGCGGCATGGCCACTTTTACCGGAACAAACGGTTCGGACAACTACGGTCGAGGCTACACAGCCGCAGCAGCCGCTACACTTCTGTCCGGCCAGACAATGAACATTAACGGTTCATCTACCTCATGTTCTGGTAACGCTGCTACAGCCACAACAGCAACTACAGCTACTACAGCCAACGCAACTAACACATCAAATAACTTTCAGATGAACTCTCTGGGTGTTGGTACAGCAGGTTCTGGCACAGCCGGTCAGATTCGTGCAACAAACAGTGTTGTTGCTTTCTATTCTTCAGACAGCAAGTTCAAAGAAAATATTCAAAACATCCCCAACGCAGCAGCTACAGCATCAGCAATTGGTGGCAAGTTGTTTGATTGGACAGACGAATATGTTGCGTCTGAAGGCGGCGAAGACGGTTATTTTGTCCAGAAAGCTGACTTTGGCGTTATAGCCCAAGACGTTCAAAAGAATTTCCCCCGCGCAGTTCGCACTCGACCTGATGGTTCATTGGCGGTAGACTACGAAAAACTCAGTGCTTTGGCTCTTGCTGCTGTGGCTGAACACGAAGACCGCATCGCTAAACTTGAGGCGCTGGTCGCCAAACTCATTGAAGGATAATTATGCCCGCCGGACTTAATAACACAGCCCTACTGGATCTACCCCTTCCAGTTGAAGGCTACTTTGATGGCTCATGGGGCGATCTGGTCAACAACGCTCTAACCAACTACTTAGACATTGCGATTGCTGGTACGTCCACTTTCACAGGTGACGGCGCGGTTACGCTTGACAATACTGCTGGTGATGACGCGGCTTCTAACATCACAGCAAACTCTGGGCAGTACGCCATCATCAAGGTGGCAGGTACGCTGACCACAACCAAGATCATCACAGTTGGTACGGTTAGCTCCCCTGCCGTAAGCAAGTCATACATTGTGGACAACGCCGCTACGGGTGGCACAGTGACATTCAAAGCCTATGGCCAGACCGGTGTTTCTGTAGCTGTGGGTGAGAAGTGCGTTGTGTATTTCAACGGCACAGACTTTGTCAAAGTGGCTTCAAGCGTAGCCGACGGCGTCACAAGCGTAACCGGTACAGGTACAGTCAACGGCATTACCCTGACAGGCACAGTCACAAGCACAGGCAACTTGACCCTTGGCGGTACGTTGGCTAACGTGAACTTAACATCCCAAGTCACGGGCACACTGCCAATACTTAACGGCGGTACAGGCACAACATCTACAACGTTTGTTAATCTGGCAACCAACGTAACCGGCACACTCCCCGTGCTCAACGGCGGAACGGGCATTACAAGTCTTGGAACTGGGGTCGCTACATTCTTAGGTACGCCATCTAGCGCCAATTTAGCTGCGGCTATAACGGATGAGACGGGGTCTGGAGCGTTGGTATTTGCAACTAGCCCAACTTTGGCAGGCACGCCTGCTGCCCCAACCGCCTCAAACGGCACAAACACAACCCAGATTGCAACTACCGCGTTTGTGCAAAACCAGATTGGCGCTATTGCTGCGGGTGTGTCGTCGTTTAGCGCAGGTTCAACGGGGTTTACTCCTTCAACAGCATCCACTGGTGTTGTGACTCTTGCTGGTACTTTGGCTACGGCCAACGGCGGTACGGGTAATGCAAATGGCACCGTAGCAAAACTAGCAACAACCAACTTTAGTATTGAAGAATCTGGTGGTAAATTGATTTTTAAATACGGTGCTACTACAATAGCAAGCATGACAAGTGCAGGCGTCTTTACAACAATTAGTGACGTGGTTGCTAACGGCACACCTTAAGGAGTTAAATTATGGCAGTCACATTAGGCTCAACAAGCGTAAGTTCTTCTGGTTCGCTAGATCTTCAGGCAGCGGGTGGTACGCAGGTCACCGTTGCTACTACTGGCACAAATATTTTGGCGCTTGGCATTAACACAACGCCAACCACCAACTATGACCTTGATGTTTCTGGAGGTGCTTGCGCTAATAACACTGCTGTGGCTGCGTCAACAATTGACTGTACAACGGGTAACTACTTTACAAAAACAGCAACAGGCGCGTTAACTTGGACATTTAGTAACCCTCCATCCACAAGAAATTACATGATGGTTTTGGCGTTGACAAATGGTGGTACTGGAACTCAGACATGGCCTGCCGCAGTTAAATGGCCCGGAGCAATTGCTCCAACACTCACGGCTTCTGGCATAGACATGTTAGTGTTTGTAACTGACAATGCTGGAACTTCATGGCGCGGATCATCTTTGCTCAACTACTCGGCATAAAAATATGACTATTTCTGTTGAAAAAGTATTGCTAGGTGCATCAGGTGCAGGTGGTGGAGCGGCCACCACATTTATGGCTTTTTACACAGCAACGGGTGGAGCGGTTGGAGCAACCTCATTAAATTTACGTGGGTTCGCCCCTACCAATGACGAGGGATTTATCATCAATACGTATGTCGGCGGATCGGGTTCTGTTGCAAGAAATTTAACTTTTAAAATTGACAAGTACGGTGCAGTCCAATGGACGCGTTCTTTTTACATAGGTGCATCAGGGGGCGGCGATACGTTGCCTGAATCAGAAAATGGTGGTAACACTGTAACTGCTTCAGTTAGCGGCACGCAATATGTTTACTCGTCTTATTCGGTAAATTACCCCGCATCATCTAACAACGGCATATCCGTTGCAGTTTTAAATTCTTCTACAGGCGCAACTTCCAACACTTCTGAATGGTGGCGTTCTGGCTGGACAGTTAGTAACGGTAGCAATCCTGCTGTTAATTACATTGGAAACAAATTGTTATTTGGTTTTAGCCCGTATGAGCAGCCACCTTTTCAGCCGGGGTATACATATTATGGTATTTTAGTATGCGACCTCCCGGCGATGACTACCACGTACCACACTGATATGGCGGCGCGGCCTTCTTTAGATTACCCCCAAGCAACTTGCTTTGACCAAGGTACTGGTAGCCCCGCAGGTTCTTACAACCGTTGGTATGTATGTGGTGGATCGTACACGTCTAGTTTTTCCGAAGTTGAGATGACTTTTATGATGGGTATTGGCGCGTCTCCGCAATACACATGGACGTATCCAACTGGCTCAGGAAGTAATAAAATTATTAGCATTGTGTGGGATCAAACGAATTCTCGGATATGGAGTTTAGCTAATTATGAAAATGGCCCTGCTGCTGTTGTAGTTGGTTTTAACAGCACAGGTACAATCCAAAGGGTTGAACGCCTTACTTATTCATCGCAAGGCGGAGTAGTTCAAAATTTGATGGGTTGCGCACAAGCACTTTCTGGTGGCTCTTTAATTGTTCCTTGGTGTACAGCTTCAGGCACACAGTTAAATTTCATTAGTAAGTACACAACAGGAACTACTACTTGGAGTTGGCACAGGTCTATAAACCACGGAAGCAGCACTGCGCAACAAACCGCGTATAACAGTACTGGGGACAAGTTTGGTTATGCGACTGAGTTTACAAACACTTCAAGCGTTACCGGCATATTTGTACTTGTTGGCAAGGACACGGGGGTTGGGACGGGCACATATACTATTGGCGGAAAGTCTGTGACATACGCATCCGCTTCTCCTACGGTTAACAACACATCCCCGTATGGATCGCCTACAAACCCATTTTCGTTTGTGGCTTCCGGCTACACAAATATTGGATCTAATAATACGTCTGTGACGGCCCCTACTGTCGCAAAAACTACAGTTGCAATATAATAATTGGAGAATTTAAATGTTTTATGCACGACTTGAAAACGGTATTCCTGTTGAATACCCAATTTATGAGGGTGAAGTAAGGTTACGTTTCCCCAACGTTTCTTTTCCGGACAATTTTGATGCCCCTGAAGGGTATGTAAAGATTGTCTCAACTACGGCTCCTGAGAATTTGCCGTACCATTACATTGACAACGAAGTTCCAGTTTTTCAAGATGGTCAATGGGTACAGCAGTGGAAGCAAGTTCCATTTTCAGATGCTCAAAAGGCTGAACAACTTGTCAAAATAACCGTAGGCGCTCGTCAACGCAGACATATGATGTTAGGCGCTTCAGATTGGACGCAAGGCAAAGACATCCCTGACAGCATTTCTACGCCTTGGGCTACGTATCGCCAAGCTTTACGTGATGTGCCTGCTCAATCGGGCTTTCCCGAAAACATTCAGTGGCCCGTGCCACCCGCCTAATCATGTGGGACTGGGCTGAAGCGTTCATCGTTGCGGCCTTTTTGACCATCTTTATTGTGTGGGGTACATTCACCCTTGTTTGGCTTTGGGGATGAAATGGTTGCTGGTGATCTTTATGTTAATGCCGGGAGCGTCCAGTCAAAAAAAGAAAGATGAATATCGCTGTGTGCGTTGGGCGTGGACGGGGGATGTCTACAACCGCAAAGTAGTATGCCTTGAGTGGCAAAAGGTTGAGCGAAAATGATTGATCCGATCACGGCGCTAGAAGGATTGCAAACTGCAATCAGTGTCGTTAAAAAAGCTAGTAAAGTCGCTAGTGATCTGGCAGGTCTAACGCCGTCAATAGCCAAGCTTTTTGATGCAAAGAGCACCGCTACCAAGGCCATGCTTCAGGCCAAGCGTACCGGTGGTAAGTCTAACCTTGGTGCGGCGTTACAAATTGAGATGGCTTTGGATGAAGCCAAGCGGTTTGAAGAGCAGTTAAAAATGTTGTTCATGCAAGCTGGGCGCATAGACGTATGGAATGCAACCAAAGCCCGTCAAACTGAAATGGACAGGGATGATGCCAAAGAGATGGCGGCTTTAAACGCTGAAGAAAAACGGCGCAAAGAGGCTGAAGCCGAACAAATGCAATGGGCGGCTGCCATTGTTATTATTGTGATGTTTATTGGTGCTGTTGGTTGGGGTATTAATGAAGTCTCTGATCTGTGTGCAAGATCAAGGTGTGGGCGGTGAATGAGTACCAAAAGCAATTTGACCTTTTCCTTAAAGTCTTTGTGCGGTTATGCATTGCTTGGTGGGTGCTCGGACTGCTCCGCTTCCTGCCGGATGAGTTGGCGGGGAAGATTGTCGATAAACTATTAGGGATGGTTGGACTATGAACGAACCAAACGAAAAACACGCTTTGATTGAGAAGGTGGCGTTTGCCATTTTGCCAATTCTGTTCACTTGTGTTGTGTACTTAATGAATTCACTTTCCCACTTGTCGCATGAAGTGACTGTGCTAAACAACAAGATTAGTTTGGTTGTTACTTCAGACAACAAACAAGCTACCAATACGGGAGCAGAACTAGCCCGTGAGAAGCTACGTCAAGATTTGGAAAAAGAAATCCAAAAGAACCGTGATGACATCATGCACAACCGGCAAGACATTGCCGTTATCTACGAAAAACTGGGGAAAAAATAATGCTATCTTTATTCTCAACACTTGGCGGCTTGTTAATCTCAGGCTTGCCCAAACTGCTTGACTTTTTCCAGAACAAGGCAGATCAACGCCATGAGTTAGCCTTAGCGCAGATTCAAGTGCAGATGCAACTACAGATGATGGCGCAGGGCTTTGCGGCTCAAGAGCGCATGGAAGAGATTCGCACCGACCAGATTGCTATGGAAACAGACGCGCAAATGACCGTTGCCGCCTACGACCACGACAAGAAGATCATGGACAACGCCAGCCGCTGGGTAGTAAACTTTGTAGGTACTGTGCGCCCGATGGTCACCTACATCTTTGTACTGGAACTATGTGCCATCAATGCTTGGATTGCCTATTACGTCTACAGCAACCCACGGCTTGTCTTGAGCATGGAAGACTTGATTCGTGTATCTGACATCATTTTCTCCACAGACGAGATGGCAATGCTTGGAGGCATCATTGGTTTCTGGTTTGGCTCACGTAGCTGGAGCAAGAAATGAAACTAGGCAAAGCTGGCGCTGATTTGATGCACCAGTGGGAGGGGTATCGCACTAAGCCGTACCTCTGCCCAGCCCACATTTGGACGATTGGCTATGGCCATGTGCTGTACCAAGATCAAATCCGCCTGCCTGTAGTCAGGGTAGAGGGCAAAGAAACACCCATGATCCGCAAAGAGATGCCATTAAAGCCGGAGGACAATCGTGTCTGGACTAAAGAAGAAATCGAGAAACTATTCGAGGATGACGTCGGCCCTACTGAACGTGGTGTTCTACGACTTGCTCCCGCTTTATCTGGTCGTCAAGGCGCTTTCGACGCGTGCGTCAGCTTTGCCTTCAACGCCGGAGTGGGGGCTTTTCAGCGTTCTTCTATTCGGATGAAAATCAATCGTGGTGATTGGGAAGGTGCAGCCGATGCCCTCTTGCTGTACTGCATGGCAGGGGGTAAAATTCTCTTAGGGCTAAAAAAGCGCAGGGACGCTGAAAAAGCACTGTTTCTATCCTAGGACTGCTCATGCCACTTAAAAAAATACTTTTCCGCCCGGGTGTAAACCGCGAAAACACACGGTACACCACCGAGGGTGGTTGGTATGAGGGCGATAAGGTTCGTTTCCGTCAGGGCAACCCTGAAGTAATTGGTGGCTGGGTACGTATTTCTACCAATACATTTTTAGGTATCTGCCGGTCTTTGTGGAACTGGGTTTTATTGGACGGCAAGAATATTATTGGTCTTGGCACAAACCTCAAGTTTTACCTTGAGAATGGCGGTGCTTACTATGACATCACACCCATCCGGGCAACCAGCACAATTAACACCAACCCTTTTGTGGCTACAAACGGCTCTGCCGTTATTACCGTTACAGACACAGCGCATGGCGCTGTTACAGGGGACTTTGTAACCTTCAGTGGCGCGACCAGTCTGGGCGGCAATATTACCGCTACGGTGTTAAACGCTGAGTATCAGATTACTGTTCTAACCGCCAATACATACACTTTTGTAGCCACAGCTACAGCTAACGCAACAGATGCTGCGGGTGCGGGTGGTGGCGCTTCTGTGGTTGCAACCTATCAAATTAGTGTTGGCCCTGAAGTGCAACAAGTGTTAGAGGGCTGGGGTTCTGGCGGATGGGGTTTAGGTACATGGGGTAATGGCGCTCCCGTAGCAACTGTCTTTGGTGCTTTACGAATCTGGAGCCAGCAGAACTTTGGCGAGGATTTAGTATTTAACCCTCGCGGCGGTGGTTTGTATTATTGGGACGCTAGTGGTGGTTTAAACACCAGAGGTGTTTTGGTGTCTAGCCTAATGGGTGCAGATGCTGAAGTGCCTTCGGTTGTTAATTTAGTTGCAGTCTCAGATACATCCAGATTTGTTTTTTGTTTTGGCTGCGATGATTATGGAAGCTCCGTATTAAATCCAATGTTAATACGCTGGTCAGATCAAGAAAACCTACTTATCTGGAATCCACTTCCTACCAATCAAGCTGGTAGTGTGACGCTGTCACATGGCTCTGAGATCATTGCTGTGGTGCAGTCAAGGCAGGAGCAGATTGTCTTTACAGACTCTGCGGTGTATTCATTACAGTATCTCGGCCCGCCAGTTGTTTGGCAAACCCAACTCTTGGGTGATAACACATCCATCTATGGCCCGAACGCAGCCGTCCTTGCTTCAGGTATTGTGTACTGGATGGGCATAGACAAGTTCTATAAATACGATGGCCGGGTACAGACATTGAACTGCGACCTGCGCAGGTTTATTTTTAACGACATTAACAAAAATCAAAACTTACAAGTCTTTGCTGGATTAAATGAAGGTTTTAATGAGATTTGGTGGTTTTACTGTTCAAAAAACAGCACAGAAATTGATCGATATGTTATTTATAACTACATCGAGAACGACGGTAAAGGTGTGTGGTACTACGGCACTATGGGCAGGACAGCTTGGCTGGACTCAGGGCTAAGAGACTACCCATTGGCAGCGACGTACCAACCAAATAATACAGGTAACCTTGTAGAGCATGAAAACGGTCTGAACGACAACGCAACGGGCACAGAAGCGGCTTTAGACGCTTACATCTCATCTTCTGAGTTTGACATTGAAGACGGCCATAACTTTGGTTTTGTTTGGAGAATTCTTCCAGACTTGACGTTTGGTGATTCTACAAACAGTCCAACCGCTGTCACCCCACGAGTTACTATCAGCCTGTTGGGGTTAAGTAATTCAGGCTCTGGCGTAACTGAAACTGCCTCTTCTTTAGTTACTAAAGGCAGTACCTATGTCATTACGGAAGAATTTACAGGACAGATCTATACCCGAATACGGGGACGGCAGATGATCTTTAAGATTGCTAGTAACCAGATCAATACTCAGTGGCAACTGGGCGCTCCTAGAATTGACATCAGACCCGACGGGAGGCGGTAAATGGCACAACTTAATGCTAAAGCGCCAAGCTTACCTTTAGCCGGTAATGAATACGAGCGTGAGTATTTTGATAAACTTACAAACGTTTTGCGTCTGTACTTTAACCAGTTAGACAACCCCGGGCCTATAGGTGCAACCAGTTTAAACTTTGATTTAAACAACCTACCCACAGACGCTGATCTGGCTAATTTAAGGCTAGGTGATGTCTATCGAGACACACAAGACGGTGTTCAAGATACCAGCCAGATGCTTCGTATAAAGACTTCATAATCATGGCATTACCAACAAATTTTTCTAATGCTTATGAAGACGTGTATGACGTTTTTGGTGGGCGGGATGCTACCAATGACTTGCTGACAACATTAAGGGGTATGGGTTTAGATGATGCTGCAATTGCGTCTACTTTAGCCCCGTATCGACCAGCCACTACTCCTGCCGCTGTTCAAACTCCCGCCGCTGTTGAAACTCCCGCCGCTGTAACCACCCCTGCCGCTGTAACCACCCCTGCTGATACAAGCGCCGCCGCTGTTGAAACTCCCACCGCAAAAACTACTGACATAGTAGACGACTACATTGCGTCTATTCCTGAGTCTGATATGACGGTTGAGGATTTGTATACAACCATTCTTGGTCGTCCATCAGATGCAGGTGGTAAGGCATTCTGGGAAAACGCATTTGGGCCTACTGTAGATGAGTCGGAAAAAGCTGACTTCTTGCAAGCCGCCCAATCAGAACTTGCCAACCGGTCTGTAGAAGAACAAGCGGTACTAGCCCCCAATCTTGTGGCTACTGTAGACACACAAGTACAACCTAACTATAGACAAATGGTGTTGGATCGCTACGCTTCTATTGGGCGTACAGGGGTCGGTACTGAAGCATCCAACGTTGATAAAGAAAGTCTTGACGCATGGACTGCGGCTTTGGAAACTGGGCAAATCAAACCAGAGGATTTAAACAATACATTTCAAGCCGCTGTTGTTGACTACCTATCAAGCAATCCTGAAGATAAATACAGTACTTATGTCACGGACTATCTAACAGATACCAAACCTGCTGCGGTTTCAGGTATTGTTAGTCTGTACGAAGACGTGCTGGGACGTAAACCTGATGCTAAAGGTTTAGCAGACTGGTTTAAAGCGGTTGGTTCTGAGATTAGCCCAGAAGATCGCGCAATATTTGAAACTGCGGCGCAAGCAGAACTGGATAGCCGAATTCAAGATTTGTACAGCGAATTTATGGGGCCGGGAAGAATTGCAGAGGAAGAGGGAAAGAAATACTGGAGAGACCGTTTTGGTAACGAGATTGACGCCTCTGAGCGGGAGAAGTTCCGTACTGCCGCCGCCGCAGAGTTGTCTGGTGCATTTGGCGCGGGTGGTGTTAATTCGTTAGCTGGTTTTAAATACGCCAAAGATCTTGGCATTAGCGATGCTGGTTTAAAAGCAACTCTTGGTGAAGCTTTATATAACCAGTACAAAGATCAACTTAAAACTACTACAACCACAAGCATTAACGACATTATTGCAGACAACTCCGCAACGTTTGAAGAGTCGCAAAAAGTTTCCAAATTAGCTCGTGATCTTGGGTATAACTCACAACAACTTGCCGACCTGACGGGTAAAGACAAGTCTCTGTTTGATACTCTTTTAACAAGCTACGACACCAACCGCAACAAAATCATCAACGATACCCTCACAGGCCCGAACGTTTTAACAGATGCTGACAGGGTAATTGCTAGTTACGCTTTAGAGAAACAGTTTGGCTTTACTGATGATGACATTGCAAAAGCTACTGGCGTTGATGTTAAGGTTATTCAGAACAGCCTGAACCCCGTCAGAAACTTTGAGACAGACTTTTCAAAAATTGCTAACAACACGGACTCAACCACTCAGCAACTTAAAGACTTCGTAATTAGCTCAAAGGCAAATTCAGCCATTGACAAGTTGTATGGCAGTGCTTTGACTGGATACGAGAACAAGATTGCAGAACTTGAAACAAAGTGGAGTGCGTATGGATCTGACGCTATCCAGTCAGAAAATTTATTTCAGCAACTAAACGCTCAGAGGAACGCACTAGGCGGTCAGTATTTCCAAGGTGTGTTTGGCGACTTGGAGAACTCCGCCGCGCTACTTGTCAAAAAAGGTTTAGACACTATTGGTGACCTTGGTCAGAAAGACAAGTTTACAACAACATCGGCATTTGAACAATTTTTCATGGCTGATGGTAAACCAGTTATTAAGCAGGGCAATGAATACCTTGTGCCAATAACGGACGCGGAAGGCAACCCCACGTCGTATGAAAAAGTTGACCCTTCTAAAGTTACAAAAAAATACTTTAAGCACGTCTTCGAAGGCAGTGGAGAGAATTCCACCGTCTCAGTTGTGCCGTTGTCTGAGGCGGAGTTGGCAACACTTAAAGATGGAACTTACCAACATAAAATTGGTAGCGTTGTCATTGACAAAGACACTGGTGCAGAGCTTACTGATATCTCAGGTCAATTAGCTTATCAAAGAAGCGGTGGCCATTTAAAGGGTAGAAAGAATTGGTTGAATGTAAAGTTTACAGAAGACGGTACGCCATACCTCACGGCAACTTCAGAAAAAACAGGAATATACGGATTTGTAAGCGAGATGGGGCCAATGGTCATCTCGATTGCCGCCATGATCCCGGGGCCGCACCAGCCCTTTGCAATGATGGCAAATGCGGCGTTAGCTATAGAGCAGAAGAACTACCTTGGCGCTGTGCTGAGTGGCTTAAATGCGGCTGGTTCTTTTGCTGGAACCGAGTTGTCAACGCTGAAAACAGCAGAAGCCGCTGGAGACATTGTCAATACCTCGCGAATTCTTGATTTGCAAAACACGGTATCAAACGTCAAGCTCGCCCAGACAGCCATTTCTGGGGTTGCCGCTCTTCAATCTGAAAACATTGCTGGTGTTATTAACGCAAGTTTGTCAGCGTACGGTCAAACTGGTGGAACACTTCCATCAGGCGTCACAACAGCTTTTCAAGCCGCAAACTTAGCACTTGCAATTAAAGATGACAACCTTTCAGCCGCTTTGGTTTCTCTTGGCGACCTGACTGGCAGTAAAGACCTGTACGTCGCGGCTTCTGCAAAGAACTTGGTTGACGCGCTTAAGAGTGGTAACGAAACAAATATTATTCAAGCTGGCATAACGTTTGGTAACGCTTTTCAAGCGTCTAATCAATCAACAACGACAACCAATACAAGCGATACTAAAACTAACGTAGTGGATAACACTACGTTGCAGAACACCGACGTTACAAATGTTTTGGCTAACGCTGGATTAACAGACGGCAATGCAACAACCGATGGCGTTCAGTTAGCAAGTGTTGTTAATAACGTAGTGTCTGATGCTGGGAACGGCGTGACTTTAAGTGGCGTTGACGCAAAAACCCAAGCAGATTTTGACGCCATGAAAGAGGTTGACAAAATTGGCGCTGCGGGCACTGCGAGCACTGACGTTGTAACAAATCTTCAAAATGCGGGCTTAACCGAGGACACTGAGTTCGGTGATTTGCAAGGTGCTATTGATAAAAACACAGCCGCTGGTACAAAGGCCGCGTCTTTTAAAGACGTTTATGCTGCTAATCGCTTAGCCTTTGGGCCCAATACAACTTTTGAATGGACTAACCCTGCGACGGGCGTAACAGGTAAATACACAACCGAGTCGGCCACCGAAGCAGAGAAAAAAGCTGATGCAAAGATTGCTTCAATTAATCAGTCTAACCTAGCCACAATTACTGATGCGGGTAAAACAGTAGCCGCTCAAAATGACACAGCCGCCCGTAACGCTTCACTTAATGCAACCGCTGCACGAATTGCCGCGCTTAAAACTTCCAATGCCGACAACGGTGGTAGCTACGTAAATGATGTTCAATACGACGCAAACGGCAATGTGACCGGTGGCAGTATGAATTTGTCTGAGCGCGGCAAGATTGCCGAGTATGCTGGTGCGTTAGCAGTAGACTCAACATCTCAAATTGCTTCATTTGTTACGGGTACTCTTAAAGCTATTAACGTTTTAGAACGTGGCGGTACGGTAGATCAAGCTGTTAGTGATTACGCTGCTTTTTCTAAAGCTAAAACGCCAGAAGAAATGAAGGCTGCTAGCTCGGACTTTAATAAAAACATGGCCGCTGCTAAAGATGGCTGGGAAGCTTTGGCTGTTGTAGGTAAAACAATTGTTAGTAACCCCGGGTTTGTAGCCTATAACGTAGCGTCTGAAATTCTTCAAGAAGGCACGCAACTGCTTGCATCTGGGGGCGTGCTTACTGCGGCTAAATTAGTTGGCGCAGCGCCAAGAATTGCTAGGGCTTTAGGTATTTCTACCGAAGTTGTTTTAGACATGATGGAGTCAGGTGGCGGTGCTGCTGAAGATGCTTACAAACGCGCAAAAGACGCTGGCATGTCGGACAAAGACGCTCAAACTGCGTCACAAAAGGCGCTAGCTCTTGGTGCAGTAACTACAGGTACACTCAATTTAGTTCCCGGCGGTAACGCACTGACCAAACAAATTTTTGGAGATACCGCAGGTAAAGTTGGCGCAAAAGAAATAGCCACAACTGCCGCTAAAGTGGGTGTTAAAGAAGGTACTGGAGAAGGCGTAGAAGCTGGCATTATTGAAGGCGGTACGCAAAAAATAATCAAACCCGACGATGATTTAAACTGGACTAAGATTGCCGGTACAAGCGCATGGGAAGCAGTTATTGGCGGCAAAACCACGGCGACTATTAGCGCCGCCGACTCTACTGTTTCAGCGCTTCAAGACTCTGGGTTGTCCGAGACCCAAGTTAAGTCTGTTGCGGATACTGCGGCAACTACGTTAAAGAACAGCACTTCTCCAAGCAATGCGTCTGATACGCTCATTACGCAATTACAAGATGCTGGGCTTACAGAAGATCAGTCCATTACTGCGTCTAATGAAATCATTGGCGACCAAATTTTAGGTAGCAAAGAGACACTTGATAACTTAGGTGTTACAAAACTTAACGGTGACCAAGTTGTAGCTACAGATTCTGAGGGTAAACCCGTAACTCTGGCCGAGCTGCTTGGTGAATCGGCAACAGGTAAAACTTCAGGCGAAGTAAAGGTTGATACGTCTGCGGTCATTGGCACAAACGCTAAGGGCGAGAGCGTAACCGTTGCTGACCTAAACGCTATTACGTCTAACAAAACAACTACGGGTACAACCACTGCGGTTGATACGGCTCAGCAAACTATGGCTGATCTTGGGCTTAAAGTTTCAGATGAAACGGCAACGTCGTTAGCAACTAAAATTGAAAACGCTACTAAAGCTGACGCTACGGTTGGCGCTAAAGCTGATGTAGTTTCTGAGCTACAAACTGCGGGGTTAACTGAGACTAAAGCTAACACTGTTGCAGATGTGCTTACAGACACCAAAGCAGATACTAAGGCTGACACCAAAGCAGATACTAAGGCTGACACCAAAGCAGATACTAAGGCTGACACCAAAGCAGATACTAAGGCAGATGTAGTTGCAGACATCAAAGCAGATACTAAAGCTGACACTAAGGCAGATGTAGTTGCAGACACTAAAGCAGATACTAAAGCTGACACTAAGGCAGATGTAGTTGCAGACACTAAAGCAGATACTAAAGCTGACACTAAGGCAGATGTAGTTGCAGACACTAAAGCAGATACTAAAGCTGACACTAAGGCAGATGTAGTTGCAGATACTAAAGCTGACACTAAGGCAGATGTAGTTGCAGATACTAAAGCTGAAACCAAAGCTGAGACCAAGACCGAAGCTGAAACCAAAGCTGAGACCAAGACCGAAGCTGAGACCAAGACCGAAGCTGAAACCAAAGCTGAAACCAAGACCGAAACTAAAGCAGAAGTTGAAACTAAGGACGAAGTTAAAACAAAAGCAGAGGTTGACGACATCATTGACGACTTAGACGATGACGTAATTGACAAGGTTACTACCCTGATAGATGACCCAATTATTGATAAAATTATTGCTGATCCAACTAAGTCACCGCCGCCTAAGCCGCCTAAGAATCCAAAGGTTCCAAGTAAGCAAACGGGTTTAACTTGGCCTCAAGCTACCGCACTTGCAGGTACTTTTGGCGTACCTCAATTGGCCAACGTGTTCTACTACGGCAAAGAATTTGGGTCTAAGAAACAGAAGGTTGGCAAGAAAGGCCAGTTGGAGCAAGAAGAATACAAGGCGCTGAGCGTTACCAAAGCCGGTGCTGAAGGTGAAAAGATTGAGGAAGAAGCACTTGCCCAGAAGGGCAAAACCGACGAAAATGACATCGAAGAATTGCTTAAAAAGATTGAAGGGTCAAGCGACAACGCTGCGACTCCTGAAGAAATTGCAGAAATCATAAGGCAAGGAGCTTAATATGGATGATGAAAATCAACAAGTTGACTGGAGCGTAGACGACAGCGGGTATGCCACTGCTGGGGCAGAGCTTAATGACTACATGACCTCCCAAGGTTATGAGGATGTTCAGCCATGGCAAAATGTATCTACTACAGGTGACACCACCTCCGGTAATATGTATGGCAACAGCAGTCTATTTAGCGGCTCAGACCTTGCTAAACTGTTTAAAGATTCGCCCTTGCTCCAAACTTTGGGCGCTGTTGGTATGGGCAAGTTGGCAGACAAACTTTTTGATGTACAAAAAGGCCCCGGTGGTTACAGAGGTGGTATCCCCACTTTAACTGCGTATCGCCAACAGTACGCAGTGCCAACTACTGGAGTGCCAAGTACATACAAACCATCAGATACTGAGATCCGTGACTACGCCCTGCGCCCCGGTATTAACGATGCAATGGTAGCTAGGGGTATGAATCAATTTGGAGTCAGCCCAGAGCGTATGGCTGGCATTATGCAGTTGCCTGTTGACCAAGTTCAATCTCGCTACCAAGCAGCTATGGGGCCAAACATGGTAGCTCGCCGACCCGGTTCTGGCGGTGTTACGTACTTCAGCCCAATGCAGTATCTCAAAGCCGGTCAAACACCTGCGGGTACAACTCCTGCGGCTCCAGTAACTCCACCTGCTGAATCTGTTGCTGCGCCTGTGGAGTCTACAGGTTTGGCAGCGGGTGGTATTGCTAACTTGGGTGGCTACTCAGATGGTGGTCGACTACTTAAAGGCCCCGGTGATGGCGTGTCTGATAGCATCCCAGCTATGATTGGTAAACGCCAACCTGCTCGGTTAGCCGACGGCGAATTTGTAATCCCAGCACGTATTGTCTCTGAATTAGGCAATGGCTCAACAGAAGCTGGTGCGCGTAAACTATACGCAATCCCT